CTGAAGTAAAAATCTCTTACCGAATCAATATCAGCAATTATTCCTTCCTTCGTGCTACTTATATCAAAAAATTTAGTTAAAAGGTGATGGTTGATTGAACTTTCTTTAGAACCAGACATTTGCTGTTGAGCTTGTATTGCTGGATCTATCGAAATAGTCCAATTGAACATCTTTGTAGTCAGACTTTTAAAATTCTGATTTAAACTATCAAACATATATTCTCCTTGTCTTCTTATAGACTTTCAACTTTATTTAATCATTATTTGACTAATGATCTACGAATGAACCAGATGTTCCATCACCAAATATGTTGTTAATTGTATCGTCATCATCTCTATCTATCATTTCAGCCATTTCATCAATGAACTTAGAGTCAGCATATGGAACATAATCCATTTTAGTTTGAGCTATGTAGATAGCATTACAAACAGCATCGGCAATATCCTTAGATCCAATTGTGCCATCAGGAAAGAAATCAGGGTGATCTACCTTTTTGTCACTTTCTTTCAGAAATACCAATTCTTGATAAAGAATTTTATTGTAAGGCATAAACAACCTTCCTTCTAAAATTCCATTTCTCAGACCATAATATGCATCTTTCTTTCTATCTACAGAATTCATGATAGTATTAATACCTTGTTTTGCAAGTAACTGTAGAGTATCAGTTGATTGGAAACTATCAGAAACTACATAAGTAATACCGACACCCATTGAGATAAGCTCAATTATGAATTCACGAATTTGATAAAGTTGAAGTTGTTTTCCCTTAGGAGGTTTTATACCAACAGCAAAATCAACCCATAATGTCATCTCTTGGAGGTCTCCTTCACCAACTGCATCATGAATGTGTGCCATTGCTAAACCATATCTATCCCCAGAGTATGCAATATCCAGTCCAATGACCTTTTGAGATCCTGGTTTGAATGAGTCTATGAGATCCTTATTAAAAAAGTCAATAAGTTTGGAGTCCTCGTCTAGTATGATTTCATCCAACTCACATATTCTGCTTAGTTGCAGGCTATTCTTTACTTTGTCCTTAAAAGGTATAAATGTTCTGACATCACTAACAGCTAAACCAAGTACATCTCTAATTCCAGCATACATTTCATTTTCAAACTCACCTAAGTGCTCGACAGGAACTTCGAAAATTTTCGAAGCATCGAGTTGTTCAGCTCTTTTCTGGTCATTGTCTGTTTCAATAAAAAATGGATCTGATTGGAAGTCACCAACAAAAATTTTAAAGAACTCGCCACAATAGTCTATTTTATGTCGTAGAACCTCAAATCGTGGTGCGGCAATTACTAAAATATCTGATTTGTTGAAACTGTTATCATCTTTCTCATCAGCATTGTCCATCATAGTCTGAATAAGTGAACTTTCAGTGGTTGCTGATGAAATCATAGTATAATGTGCTGGCCATTTGTTGCCTTTAATAAGGAAACGAGAGTTAATCCTATTGTACATTTCTGTAACTATATTTTTAGATCCACCCTTAGTGACCTCTTGGTTAATTTCATCAGATGATGCAGCATAAACATTCTTACCTACGAGTGAAACCTTTCTAGACACCATATTAATATCAATATTATTTAAAAATAGTGATGTTTTTGACTTGGAGTTATTAAACTTTGATCTGAAAAAAGGACTTTGTCTGATGAATGTTATAATAGGATCATAGTTGACTTGTTCAACATTCTCTAATGTGCTATTGGTAAGTGTAAAGAACATTTTTGATGATTTTGGAAGCTTAAATTTAACTTGTGGCTGATCCATACACAATAGTCTTGCAAGGTCGTATAGAAAAATTATACTTGACACTGTAGACTTACCAATACCAGTCGCACCAGAAAGTACAATGACCTTGTACCTATTTGTTTCAAAAAATGGTGTTGGATATATGTCAACTAAAATATCTCTCCAATATGGGAAAACAGCATCTCCATGATTTAAAGAATCACCTAAGTAATATGGATCACATAAGAACTCCTCTATGGTTGGAGGAGTTTCAGTGTACCCATTTGTTCTAGCATATAAATCATACATATGCTTTAAGTCAAAATCCGTTAAATTGTCCAATTCAACATTTTCTTCCATTGTGACCTCTTTTATTTTGCTCNAAATGCTCTTGTCTTTGCTGNAGTTTTTGCAGATAGTTTTCCAGCAGCAGAGTGTGCTCGTTTTTTTCCAGCTCTAGAAGCTTTTCTACTTGCTTCTTTGTCTAAAGTAGTACATTTGTACCTAATTGTGTGTCCTGGTATTAATTCAGGAGTTTTTCCTGGAGCACAAGAAATCTTTGACTTCGCCTTTGCTTTTTTCTTTGCAAGTTTTTTGGCTTTCATATCCGTATTTGCTTTGACTTCATCAATATCATCGTCTTTTTTAAGTTTAAATTTTCTTGATGTTCCTTGAGTTTTTACAGGAACATCATCCATAGAACCATCCGCTTCTAGGAGAGTATAATCACCAGAAGATAAGTCAATTTCAACATCATTATCATGTTGGTCTATACCATAAATATATTCGCCATCAAGTGAGTCCATATCAACAGAAACTTCAATACCACGATCATCAACCATTTGCACATATCCATCTTTTTTGTTTAGAGACTTCATTTTCTTAATCAGGGCAATGACTGCAGCATTCTCAGAAACATTTGGTACATAATCCTCATTTGACATCTTTGACAATTTTTTAACAATGATTAATTGTCTATTTGAAATCTCATCGAGCATTTTCCAGTTCTTGTCTTCCAGTGCATTAGATTCAACACCTAATAGTCGTTTGTATTCTGCTGTTAGCATATCATAATGTGATGCTTCGTCCATTGGTTTGCTTAGTTTAAATTTCATTTATTTTCCTTGTAATTTTTGTTTTTGGTTAGCACTTGCTGATAAAATAAAATTTGGATCAGTCATCATCTGCTCTAATATTCCTTTCATTTTATCGCCCTGAGTAGCATTATCATCACGCATTGATTCTTTCGAATGCATAGAAAGTAATTGAGCTTCTAAAGCACCAAAATCAACACCTTTTCTAATCTCAGCTAACATCTTAAATGCATCAGTTCGCATTAACCTAGTGTTTGTATACAGAGCCATCAATTCTTGTTTGTTCATTTTTCCAAGAGTTTTATCGTCATAGAGTCTATCTTCTATTCTACTTAAAAATGTCTCCATTTTTGATAGCTTGACTGAGGTCTGTTTAGCAATGTTAGCGAGAGAAAGGTCTATAACCATATCAGTCGTTGACACTTCTCCAATTACTTCCTTTTCAGGCAGTTTTTGGTTCTTTACTAAGTCCTCAGTTTGCATACCAAGATTTTCAGTCATACTAGAGATAGAAGAAAACTCATTAGATTGCTCATGTCCAGTCATCTCGTCAATTTCAGCAAATGCCTCTTCTAGTTCTACATCAATTACATCAGTAGAAATATTTTTGGATTTTTTCATTGTTGTACCTCTTTAGAAGTATTTAAGGGGGAAGTGTGGGACGAAGACTCACTTAGTAGTGAGTGCTTCCAGGTCTTCAGACCAAAGTGTTTTTTCAGATACTTGCTTATAATAGTCAAGTTGGCTTTTTAATTTAGTAATTTCTGCTTCAAGCTCAACCATCTTTTCAGATGTCAATGAGTATATACTCATTGAGAGTAGATACTGATAAGAGTCGTCTCGCTTTTCAAGTCGCTGAATATTTTCTAGTTGTGATATGATATCAGACTTAGACCTATTCTGGACTACGATTTTACCGCTTACAATTCCCTGAATGAAAATATACTTCGAAATGTTTTCCTTGATTAATTTTGTAAGTCTTTCTATCTCTGCTTTTTTTCTAAGAGAGTAATGCTCTTCGCGAACTTTAGCATAAGCATAAAATATCTCTTCAGGAGTTTTAAATTCACAAATATCATTCTCAAGACCAATACAATTATATTTTTCAGTAAATGGAACTGATAATCCTAACATAGATGTTTGTTGATCTATAGATGTATCAAAAAACTTCCTAGGAACTTTGACTATAAACTCGAATGTTTCATTTTGTGATCTATCCTCATAAGAAGTAATTATTTTCTTATCTTCAAGGTCAGCTAAGATTTTTACATAGTCGCTTAGTTGATAGCCAACTGGAAGCTCTGTGATTTTTAATCCATAGGCATTCATCTTCTCAAATTTGCCTAGAATGTACCACTTGCCATCAATATTTTTATCTGGGATGACTTTACCTTTCCATGAATTAGAGTTCCAGCCAGGAGTAGGAACTTTCACTTTTCCACTTTCAAGATAATCCTTAGTCATTTTCAAAACTTTAGCAGTTGGTCTTGGTAGAATTTGTTGCGTAAAACCTGTTGTAATGCCATCAACAGAACCATTTATCAAAATCATAGGTAGAATTGGAACTAAGTATTTTGGTTCAATTTTACTTCCTTCGAATTCTTGTATTTCCAGTGTTTGGTTATCAACCTTTAAGAAAATCTTTGATGTATAATCTTCTAATGATGTGAAAACATATCTGGCTGCAGAACTTTCATTTTTAAACCTTTTTCCAAAGTTGCCCTCTTCAGTTAAAAGAGGCAGATTATTAGTGCCTGCATACCTTTTTGGAAAATTCATAATAACATCTTGTAGGGCATCCTCAGCATGTAGGTATTCTGTGTATTCAGAAACTGTTGCAGCGAGTCTTGAAACTTTTACTCCCTTAGTGATTCCTTTAGATAGAATAGTCCAAAGAGCCTTTCTACCTGAATTTTTTAATCCATCATTGTATGATGCAATTTTTCTAATTGAGTCATATGATGATGCATCTAAATAATCAGTGTCAAAAAAATTACTTATTTTCATGTTTCTCCTTTTCATTATAAAAGTTTATTTTATATTATACTGTATGAAAGATTAAAAGTAGCTTAAGCCTTAACTATGTCAAATGAATTGTTTCTCAAGAATTCCTTTCTGTCACTAACTCTTTTAGAATTAAGCCATGAGTCAATTGACTCTTCTGAAGTTGTATCAAATTCAAAAAACTCAATCATTTTTTCTAAGCCATCTTTTTTCAAAACTTGTCTAAGTTCAGGAACAGTCCATGAACCAAGACCTTTGTAATACTTGATATCAGACATTCCATCGAGTTTTGATTTGTCTGATAACTTGTAGACCCAAGTGTTCAAGCCACCCTTTTTCCTTGAAGCCATAATTGGAGTACTCAACATTCCAATTTTACCATTTTTAAGTTCTTCTGGCATATACTTATAGAAGAATCCTACTAACAACCCACGAATTAAAAATCCATCTAAATCTTGGTCTGTTCCAAAAATTGGATACTCATACCCCTCTGATTTTAAAATTTGATACAATTCACTAAGTTCAGGATTGTTAGTAAATTTTTGTTGTGTTGCTGCATATGCATTCAGAGGTTTTCCTTTTAATTCATAATAACCTATTCCATCACGACCAAGTGCTGGAATGAGTCCGCCTGAAGCTGAAGCTCCCTCGCAAATGACTAAAAACTTCTTTTTACCAATAGCTGGAGTATATTTCTCACTTACAATCTTCTTTTTAGGTTTTTCTAAACCTTTTAGTTCTTTTCGACGAGCTAATTCTTCTTTAACTCTATAGATGTCAATAATAGGTTCTAGAATTGCTTTACTTTTATAAATTTTATCAACCCATTTGTTGAAATCAATTTTACCAAGAAATTCTGATATCTTCCCTTGTGGTGATGTAAACTGTTCCTTCATTTGTCCGTCAAATTTGGGTTGTTTAAAACCTCTGAAGAACACAAGCATAGTTAATTTGTTTTTAACATCTCCGTGCTTGATGCCTTTGTACCGCTTATCAATTTTATTAGTAAGAGGCAATGTGACTCTTTCAAGAAAGTAGTCTATATTTGAACCATGTTTCGTATTTGATAAACCATTTGTGTAAGCAAAAAATTTAAAATCATCAGTCTCATTTGGAAAAAATGCAACAGTATAGTTTTCACCCTCAAATGCAACAGCTTCATTACTGAACATATTAACAAAGTCTTTTGACTTAACAGAAATTGGTTCACCATTGAATTTAATGTTTAATTCAGGATATGTGAAAGCTATGTTTATGAGTCTTTGCTTCATTAAATTTTTATAAACATCTTCAATTTTTTTAAGACCAAACCTTTCCAAATCAGGCTCAAATGCAACTGTTGTACCATGTACCTTTGTTTTTGTTGGACCAGTAATTTTCGTATGTTCAAGATTATCAGTAAACTGAACGACAAGCTTATTAGTTCCATCTGAAGTAGTCCCTGTAAACTTTTTACTAAAAACAGCTGTCGCATAAGAGCCAATTCCATTCATTCCCAATTGACCTTGATTATCTTCATCATTGAAGTTTGATCCAGCTCTTGGTCTTCCCCAAGCTATTTCTGGCATATAAGAACCGCCTGACTTTTTGACAGGAATTCCATAACCATTATCTTTCACTGTAACCTTTTTGTCTGTCATAATAATGTCAATTTTGTTTGCATGTAAACCTCCAGACTTAATAAAAACATCAAGTGAATTATCAACTATTTCATTTATAATTTTAAAAAAGGCTGGTACGAAGTAGTAACTAGACCAAACAAACTTTTCATTTTGAAGAATGAATCCTTCTGTTTTCATAGACTGGATGGCACCAATGATATTTTGTGGTCTCAGTAGTAACCACTCTCTGTCAGTTTTTTCTTCTATATTTCTATTTTTCATAGTTTTCCTTAATCAGTTAGTTCAAGTATGTTTGAAAGATCAGCATATTCTAATGTTCCAGTCTTAATTCTAGTTGCATCATTCAACATTTGAACAGCTTTTTTAAGAGTTGTTTCTAATATATCCACATCGCAAGTAAGTTTATTATTTAAGTTGAGATATTTATCTTCTCTTATTTTGAGATCGTCAATAACATTGTATGCTCTTCCGAGTTGCTCTTTAGTCATTTCAAAATCTTCATGGCGAAGACGGAAAGGTGTGAGTTCCTCAATCGTTTCTAGTCTTCTTTCAGATAAATTCTTAAATCTATTTCTCTGTTCTGTTAAATCATATACCGTTTTTTGTAATTCGGAAATAGTTTGATTTTTTACTCTAATTAATTCTTCAATTTCATTTAGTTGCGATTGTGATATTTTAGTGTATTTCATTTTTTAGCCTCTTTTAAGATATAGTATATTATACTGTATCTCAACTTAAAAAACCCTTAAATGAATATATTTATTTTAATAGTCTAACTAGAGTGCTATGGTCTGGGCTTAGATAAAAAACACCACCCCTTTTTTTATATCCAAGTTTCGAGCAAAATGAGCGAAAGTTTCCAAACCCAATTATTGAGTTTATTTCTTTAATTTCATTTGCCGTGAACCTTTCTTTCAATTTAATATCCTTTTGTTTTACAGCTGACATATATTTGAAATATTCAATTTGTGTTTTATTAACCATATCTTCTGAAACTATATAACTAATGAGTGATTTTATATCATGTGTGTTTTTAGTCAAGAAAACTTTTAACCTTTTCATCTCTTGAATAAACTTAAATTTACTAGCAATCTCAAGCTCTGTTATAGTTCTAACTTGTTCTTGAGTGGCTGATGACTTTAAATGATCCTGAACTTTGCTCATTGTTTTTAGAATTTTGTCTTTATCAGACACTATGTAGTTTCTCTCTTTAAACTCAGAAAGAATATCCAAATCATAATCGACTGGCTCTAAACTAACTAAAGATTTAAGTAATAAATTCTTCTCTTCTTCCTTAATTCCACTTTTTATTCCATTGATATCTATTTTCACACTACACTCATCCTGCTCAATAGGTGATCCTTTAATCTGGTGACTCATTAAAATTGAAAATGAGTGTTTGTGATTGTTTTCTAATGTGTTGAAAACAATTTCAACAGCATTCACGAACTTTCCAGTATCACTCAAAGCAAAATCACCATCATCATCAATTGATATCAAAAGTGAATTTTTGTTTTTTGTGTAATAAGTTTGAATGTTGTTATTTATCTCATTGTTTAATTGTTCCACATCAGTAGTCATAAATCTTCTTCTTTGTTTCAAAAAGTAATGAATATTTTTAGCCTTTCTGCTTCTTCTCGTCATTTGTATTGAAGATATAACATCAGTTGTATTTGACTCATCTATATGGAAATGGTCTTCACAAACATTTAAATTGGATACACCTACTGTTAGAGTGGGAGTATATATAAATACATCCCATGCCTCGTGTGTCTCAAGACCAAATTGTTCATAAATGATCTCTTTATCAATTTCAAGTGTGTCGGCAGAAAGCACCATTGTTGATAGACCTGCAGATAAACAAATTTTTTCAATAGCCTGAGCCATAATTTTTGATGTACAACTTACAGAGACTTTTATTTTCTTCCTTTTAGCATCAACTCCGCTCTGAACTATTTTTTGAATTATTGAATTTAGATCGGGATATTTGAGTAAATTGATATCCTCTCTGTATTCATTGATAATACTGAATTTTGGTTTTGCTGTTTGGAAGTTATCTTCTGCTCCATATAAAAATGCATCTGCAATAACTATGGATTTTGTTTTTAATCCATATTGTAACTTTACTTTGTTCAAGTTACTATAATTTCCAAGTGTATTTCTAGAGTGTATTAGAATACTCATAAATTCATCCATGACTATTGTTTCGAAATCTTTTAAGCTAAATCGCCAAAGGCTATCAAATTGCACTATCAGACTATCTCCAAGATTGTAATCACCATCTGAATATAACTTTAACTTATATTTGCTTTTAAAGTCACGAGCCACTGAAATCCTGTTAGTGATGAGAAGAACTGGCTTCCCTTTGCTAATATTATCCTTGATTATATACTCTAAAATGTTTGACTTTCCAGTACCCATAGCCGACTTTATTTTCAATAATCCTTTCTTTTCTTGCCATTCAGTTACTATGCTCTTCACCTTGTCAGAAACAGTCAAATATCTTTCATTCACAACAACTGATTTATTCGAATTACCAGAACCTCTGAGCTCAATTTCCCGCTTTGCCGCATTGTATTCTTCCACAAAATCCTGTACTGCTTGTCTATCTTTGACATCATTGAAACAACTGAACGATCTCTCTGGATTAAAGTGATGCATAATGAATGGATTATTTGTGTACACAAACCATCCTCCCTTTGTTTTCTCAGAAGGATGCTCGAAATTGATAATACCTTTTGTCTCATCATTTGCTGACATTTGAAAACCAGATTGTCTAAAATGCTCAAGACAGATATCAACTGTTTTTTGATGTGAACTAGAACCATCTGTATCAACATGAATTTTTGGGGCTTCTATCAAATCAGAATGAGGAATATATTTTCCAGGATTAAATGCGATTTCCTTTCCAGTTAGTGTTGGAGCTTGAAATGCAGCATCATTCGCGGCACTAAGATCAACTTTGCAATATCTGAAAAGTTTGCTCTTAAGCTCTTGAAGTACTCCAAGAACAGAAGCACGATTATTTCTACCTGAAGCTAACATTATTCCTTTCATGTTAAAATTATCTATATCATTATTTGATCTAGAAGTTCCAAGAACAAAATATAAATCCATCTCTGTCAAAATCTCTATAACTTTATTTCTCGAATATAATGAATATATATTATCTAAATCAATTACTATTATATACATCGACTTTTCTAAAAAAACTTTGAGGTCTGATTTTGATCTTCGTAATCTAGTGATTTTTGGAAAATTATAGCTTCTGTTAAGTATGAAATTTTCTCGCATGATGTCTATTGACTCACGAAATGTACAAGAAATTGTTTCAAATTCAAATGTCTTATCTTTGAATGGTGACTTTGGAATTTTTGTGCTTGTAAAGTCGGAAGTGAAAACAGTTAAGTTAATTAATTTGTCCATTTGATTTCCCTTAAATTTCTGGTTGGCAAATTGTCACAATGTTGGTTATATCGCAGGTTCTTTGGGTTGTTAATAAAAATGTGTGTGAAAAAGTTCCAACAGTTGACAATTTGCCAACTGTTATTTTTCAAACAAATTTGGATTGTTTTTTCTGAAGCATTCCATTGAGTGTCTTAAGTCATTTTCTGTTGGAAATGAACCTTTCTTACCGCCTTTTAATTTAGGCTCAGGGTGTTTTTGAATGAAGTGTTTCATCATGAGAGGTTTCAAATCAGTTCCTAGAATAGCTTGAATATCGGATGGATTGAATTTCTTTGTATATAAAGAACCATCAAAATCAGTGGTGATGATAAAATCTTCACCATCAAATGTTATGTCTTCTAATGTATCACCATCTATCTTAAGCACAAATGCACTTTCTTTTTTAAGTCTATCAGGAAGATCATGATCCCAATCATTTCCATTGTGAATCTGTAAGGCAAACTCAATATTTTCTTTAATTAAGAATGCAGCAGTATCATAAATTGAGTTTGCTATTATTTCTTGCATAATTTAGTCCTTTTTGCTTTTTTCGTAGAAGGTTTTTCTCTTCTCGTAGAAGGTTTTTCTCTTCTTGATTGATCCATCAAATCACTCATCTGAGTACCATATTCTTTACCTTGCATTTGCATATCAATTCTTAGGTTGATTATATCTCTATCGCTAAGAGTAATAACTTCACCCGACTCTTTAAAAAATTCGTGCTGGCCACCGCCTATATATCTTATCATTTTAATCCTTTGTTTTATATACTATATTATACTGAAAAGAAACTTAACAGTTGCTTAAATTATTTGCTATTTCTTGATGGATTATATTTCATCAACTCATCTGCAAACTCAATTCCAGATTTTGGCGAACAAATTCCCTGTAGACGAAATTCACAAAATTCACAAAGCTTAGTTTCATTCATAGGAAATTCAGTTTCATGTTCTATATTGTAGATTTTTTCTGCAACTTTTTTCATCAGAGCTTCAAGAATTTCTCTTTTGAAAATATACTGTTTTTCTTTGTCATGTTCTAAATAAACAAATGCTGTTTGCACTGTATGAACATCCGGGAACTCAAGGAAACACCAGACGGCATACATAACCAACTGTAGTGGAGCTGGGAATGCTGAAACCTTTCCAGATTTCCAATCAAGTAAATGCATGGTTCCATCACCAGAGTTGGCATGGTCTATTTTTCCTCTGAATAAGGCTTTCTTATTCCAGTACGATGTTGATCTCCATTTCCCTTCTTCTATCATAACGCCAAATTCTACTTCAGCACCAAAAAACTTTTGTTCTGGATTGTTTAGATAGTGATGACCAATATCCGAGAAAACAAAATCATGGAATATGCCTTTATATTCCTGTATTTGTTCCTCAGTGGAATGTTTGAAGTTGTATGCTACATTTTGTGCCACCATATCGTTCTTTGCTAATTCCTCAAGCATAAGATGGATATACGATCCTTTTTCAAGAACATCATTCATTTTGAATTCAGTTCTTATTTTATCGATGTATTTATATTTGAATTTTCTTGGGCATGTTTCGAATAGATTAATTTTACTGAAGCTGTATGGAGAGTATTTCATTTTAAGCCTTTTAATTTAATTATAGTATATTATACTGTATTATAACTTAAAGTATGCTTAATATTTTTTATTCATATGATTAGAGTGAAGTTTTTTTATTTCGTCCAACCTTTCTAAAAGGTCTTTGAATTTTGAGAAGCAAGCAATTTTCACTGGAATATTACTTCGTTGTGAGAACAACTTGTCGATGTATATAAGTTCATCGTCAGACAAGTTGTTCAGGCGGTTTCTAATTTTTTCGATTGATGCTTTCATTAGTAAACCTCCCATGCTATGCTTTTTGAAGTGGCATGAGTTTTGATTGTAGCATCCCAATCGCCCTTTGCAATGTATGCACGAACATTTGCTCTATCCATACGATGTGCTTTCTTTTGTGCATATTTTCTAGCCTTTGTAGACCAAAAACCAAATTCATGCCAAAAATTATTACTTAGAGGTTTTCCGTATGCAAATAGCTTTTCACGGTCGAACACTCTAGTTAAGCACTGTTTATTTCCCATTGCTTTCGCAATATATTTATTATCATTGTAGTACTCTTCGGAGTAATATACAATGTCAGTTCTTGTTTTGTATTCCAAGACATCAATTGAATCTTCATTTTTGTAAAACTTTTTATGAAGGGATTTAATTTTGTCCTTTAATACATGTTTTCTTTTGTCTTTCCAGAGACCTTGCATAGTAAAATCCAAGGTGGTATAATTTTCCTAATAAGTTGCTAGAGGATCACCACCTTAAGCACTGTCATAATTCCAATATAAACGAACTGAATTTCCAGATGCGAAATTCGTTCTGTTTGGGCGGTTATTCATTTTGTTCTCCTTAAGAGTTGCATTTGAACATTTCAAATTTAGGTTTCCCATCTGCTTTTGAATACTATAAGATTTTCTTCATATGACCTCCTAGACAATCATTTGAATCGAATCAATGATGTCTTTGTTTTCACGGAGTTTTTCCAACACTTCTTCTTGTAGTTGTGCTTCTTGTGGATTTTGTTTAGCTTCTTTTTTCAATTGGGATATTGCAGAGTCAATTTCTTTCACTAACACACCTTTCTCTTTTGCAGCAAGCTTAATTGTTTTGATATCATCTTGGATAGACTTAATCTCCATTTGACAAGCTATGACCTGTTTTGCATAATCATAAAGATCTAATTCTTCCGATGAGTTACCATCCACTGCTGTTTCAATTTCTTCAAATATTTCTGTTGACATTTATTTTCCTTATTTCAATTTAGACATTCTTGATGTCAAGTACATTCGCGATCTCAAGTTTATCGCCCTCAAATTGTGTTTCACCATAATAATTCCAAAAAATTACTTTTGAGATTTCAACTTCTCGATTATCTCTTTCCCTGTAAGAGGTTACTGGATAATTGAGATTGAAAACAGTTTTTAAATTTTCATCATCATGGATCAAACTTGTGATTGCTGATATATTCACTATATCTGTATTATCAGGATTTTCACTTATTAAGAAGTTGAGCTTAACATAGGGCATCAAAGTGATTTCTTCAAATGAACTCAAAGCTTCTTCGCGAGTTTCATATTCGAAATAGTGATAATCCGGTGTCTTTCTTCCGACTAATTGAATTGAATTCATAAAATTGAATACAATTCTACTTCTATCAGCATCTATTGATATCGTTGAGACATTGTTCAAAAGAACAATTTTGTCCTCATTTTTTTGTTTCAGTGCTTGCATTTTTTAACCTTTTTTCAATTTACAGAATCATTATAAATAAATATAATGAGTCAACTAAAGCAACTATAATCATTGAAGTTGCTATTGTCTCTGGTTGCATAGTTTTGTTATATATGATGAGTTTCGCAATAAAAGCTAAAGTCACATAAACAGCTATGAAGAGGAACATCCATTGTGCTGTTGCAGCCAAAAATGTCGAGAGTGTAATACCAAACATGTTTTCTCCTTTGTTATTTTTTAAGTTTGTGCACACTTTTTGTTAGGATAGCACATACCTTAAAGAAATATAATGGAAATGTGTGATTTTGTTCTTTAATTTTCCATCCTTTATCGTCCATTGAGTATTCTTTTATTCTATTGAAGTTCGTAGAGTATTGTGAACCAAGAAAAAAGAATGCCTCTACATGTTTTGATCTATTGTTCTGCATAATTTCGCCATCAGTAATCATATTGCGGCGATTTTCTAATTGAACATTATTGCCTATTTTCATTTTCAACCTTTGTTTTGATATACTATATTATACTGTATATTAGCTTAAAACTTACTTAAAAACAATAAGATTATTTTTAAGAAAGGCTTAAGCCTCCAAATACTCTAAGAGTATTCAGAAACTAACCTTTTCCAGTCGTTGAACCCACCAGCTTTAACAGCTATACCAGCAGTCACGGCTCTCATAGTAAGTTCTTGGCCACTTTCTTGCAGAGACTCTAAAACTTCAAGCTTTTCAGACATTGGAATAGAAGACTCAACAAATGGTAGAATTGATTTGATTCTTTGAACCACTCCTTCTTGAGTTAAGTATATATCCATAAACAAACTTCTTGAGCGAATTGCAGAATCAATTTTTTCAGGTTTCAAATTCGAAATAAAAATTACTCTAGAAGTAAATTTGAAAGTGCTCGGAAGTTTAATCTTTGTTCCAACATCTTCAGGAGAATTTTTTAAAGCATCATATAATTTTTCATAGTAAGCTTCTCTCTCAACATCATCCATTACTTCAACATTTGTAGTTGCTCTTGATGTCCAAGCTATGTCTCTTGTTTCATATGTATCAAGTGCTGATTTTAATATATTTACAGCATCTGCATCTTTCCAAACAGAGTCAGAGTCATCATAAACAATTGTTTTGTCATCTCTATTCATAAACAGGTCAAGGTAAAGACCAAATGGGCTCAGTTTAGCTCCCTTTCTATGTCTCCATTTAGCATTTGGACCTTCACTAGAACCGAGCAATGCATTCATTTGTTTTTCAACATGGAATGTTTTCCCAATACCAGCCATACCTGCAACGATAAGTGAATTTTGTAACCCAAGTGCAACAACTTTAGTAAGTTTTTCAATGTCATCAAAAACAACATCTGGATCAGCAAACTTTCTTTCAGCAAGTAGCTTATCAGCTTTTTTCATAGTGTCAGAAGTTGAGTTGGACTCAGATACACCTTTACTAATTTTGAAACCTCTGTATTCGTCAGCATCAAATACACCAGCATCTTTAAGTTTGTTGAGATATTTATGGTCTGTATCAACTTCTGGATCCCATGCTACACCTTTCGAAGTACCATAATCAATCATCTTTCTTGGCGGTTTTGATTTTACTTCTTCAGTAACAATACTTTCATCAAGACTTTCAGTAATTGCACCGTGGATTAAAATATCTTTAAGTTGTTTTACAACATCTACAATATTCATCCAGTCATATAGTGATACTGACATAGTTGGTTTTTCCCAACTTCCGCCCTTTCCTGGCTCCCATAAATCAACTTGTTGAATTTGGTATTTTGATTTGTTTTTATTAAGCCAAGAAAAACGAATCATATATCCACTATTGTTACCATATTTGTATCCCTTTCCTGAAACACCACCTTTTTTCTTAAACTCTTCAGTTCCGAAAGTCCCACCGAGTTGTTTGAATTGTCCTCCAAGGTCTTTTCCTAAAATAGAAGCTAGTAAATCTGAAGCTTTTTTAAGTTTTGATGCCTTGAATGAAGATTCAAAAATGGCTGTTTCTTTGCCTAAACTTGCAGCAATTGCATCTCTAATCATATTTCATCCTTGTGTTAATATATACTTATTTAACACAAAACTCTTTGCAACATGGAAAACCAAAATCATCTGCTGAAGATTCATCTGAGACACTATAATTGGAAGGATCTTTTTTTCTAAGTATTTCTAAACTATCTACTGGTATTTTTTTAAAATTCAAATACATTACAATTGTGAGTTCTTGTATTTTTCTTATTGCACTATTTATCAATTTTCTAAACATTTAATTTCCTTACATTTTCAATTTTGCTTTGATTATACCAGTCATTCCAGTTTCTAAATGACTTAGAATATATTTGGCCATTTCATTTTTTGTATATTCTGAACGAATAGCATCATTTGTATCTTTACAATTAATAGTTTTATCCCAAACAAAACATTTGTATCCTTTCTTCAGGAGTTGAACTGTCTTTCTCCTTGATGTCTCATCAACCCTTTGATTATCAAAGCAAAAAATTGGTTGAGAAAGTTCTGCAATCCTTTCATCATTCAAATCAGCTCCAAGTGCAGCACAAACTCTGTCTAATGGTAAACCACTTGACTCTGCATCAAATGCTGACTCGAATATGAATGTTGGTTTCGTTTTGTCAATTCCAAACCAATTCCACACTTTGAAGCCTGAATTTTCTTCTGGTATATAAGTATAGAAGAACTTTGACTCTATTGATCTAGCTTGAAATCCATAAAGTACATTATCATCTTGTAAAACCCACAAAGGGATTATTATACAATTTTTCAGTGGCATATTTTTACCATTGAAATTTAACCAGTCGGTTGAATAAAAATATAGTGATGGATCTAAATTTCGACCTTGCAAATAGCGAGTGGCATCATCTGACTCTGAAGCTGGGATAAATTCATTGGGAAGTCCAAATACTTCATCTGGGATAATTCCCAAATCTTTGATGAGTTGTTCGTTCGCATCAGTTTCAATGCTTTCTGGATTGCTAACTCCCACTCCTCCTTTGTCTTCGGCGATAAAGGAGTTTCCACCTGAGATATTTGCGAAGCTGTAATCCCTTCGCCTTTTTGATTCAGTTTTTCCATTGCACATATCATTTTCATCATTTCCTGGTGATTCCTGTATTCCACAAACTCCGTCATGTCCATTTCTGTTATTTTCTTCATTTTCTACCTCTTGGCTTCCGCTATCTGTTCTGCCTTGATTTGATCTTTCCGTTCCTGGACCTTTCTTCTCTCCAGGCTCAATTTTCGTCTTTCTCTCATAGCTTCCGATTTGGATTGATGCATCCTTAAACTCCTGTCGTTTATTTCTTTTGCTTTTTAATATATCAAAACTTTTTTCTCTGGTTTCTTTTTTGTATTGTTCAAAGAGAGAACTATCAACCTCTCGGAGGAATGAATACATATTTCCAGTCCACTCGCAGTTGAAACATTTAATTGCATCACCATCATAATTTGATTTTGTATATAGGTGCAATCTCTTTTGTCGTTTGTCTTTATGTGAGTCACCACAGATGATACACTTT